TTCACCTGTGGTAGATTCAACAACTTTTTTAATATGACCAAATGCTTTGCGAAATGAGTATTCAGTTCTTAATCTAATATTTAACATTTTATTGCCATTTTTATGGGGTAGTTTAATACACAGACGATTTGTTCTGGGTGTCTAGTGGGTCTTATATGGCTTTGTTTTTTCATATGTGGCTCTCTTTTTTGTACCATTTCAATATTTCTATTGTTGCCTCAACATCTGCTAATGATCTGTGAGCACCTTCAATCTTTTTCCCAAACAACTCTTCATAGATATCACCCAGCTTTCTCATCTTGCTCCAAACTGACTGACCAATCTCAACTGTACATATATGATTATATGGCCATGGGAACTTTGTAACTTTATCAATCCTTTCTAATTCAAATTTTAATATTTGTCTATCAAAAGATAAATTGTGAGCAGCAAGAGACCTTTCCCCAATAAACCAATCTGCAAGATTCTTATAATAAGCAATAAAAGGTTTTTGGTCTTTTAGCATTTCGTCAGTTATCTTTGTAATCCTAGTTATCTTTGGATCGAGTTGGTGGCCAGGATTGCATAAAAATTCAATACGATCTATTTCGTTAAAATCTTTATCAATTTTAATAGCACCAAATTCTATTATCTTTGGCTGCATATCCAGATCACTGCCTTCAGCTTTTGGCAATCCCGTTGTTTCGAGGTCAAATACTATCATTAAATTTTTCCATATTTTTTACGAGCTCTGTAAGATTTATTTTTTTATCTTGTGCTTGATCAAGCTCTTCTAATACAAAACAATAGACTCCAGAATCATGAATGCTATCTTGATGGGGGGATTTAAAATCTCTAGAATACCTTACAAGTTTTATAAGGATCAAATTTATAA